GTCGTTTGAACGTGAACGGCGTTATCAAAAATCCTTAACAAATAAATCAAAAGAATCAAAGGGAATCAAAATGGCGCGTGGCGGGTGTCGGCCGGGTTCGGGGCGGAAGCCGAAGGATACGCGGGCGATCGTGCTGAGTCTTCAGGGGGAGCGGCTAGCATCGCCACCGGCTTATATGGCGGTGCTTCCGGCGTCGGTGGGGGATTGGTCGAAGGAAGCGCTGGTGTTGCCTCCGGGTGACATGGGGGAGGCGGAGGCCGCGGCGTGGAAGCTCTTGGCGCCGCTGGCGTTGGATCAGGACACCCTGACGGCTGGGACGGTGCCGGGGTTCCGGGAGCTGTGCCGGGTGTATGTGCATCAGGCGGATATGTCGGCGCGGATTGCGGAGTTGGGGCGGACCAGTTTTGAGGCCGACCGGCTGCTGATGCGGTGGGAAAAGGGGGCGGTCCTGCTCAACGGCAAGATGAAGGACTTCCGACTCACGGCGTTCGGGAAGCCGGAAGCTGCGGCCATCAAGGCGAAGAAGCCGGCGGTGAATCCGTGGGCACAAGTGATAGGCAAATGAAACTACGCACGCGGGGCGTTTGGTATTGCGGGAAGTGGCGTGTTCGTCCCAGATGGCATTGGAGAGCTTATAGCGCGATCTGGGCTAATCGAACTATCTATCCGGAGGGCACGGTCTATCGGCTGGCATTTGGACGACTCCAGTTCACGGTTATGGTGGATTGCCTAGCGGACGATGAACGCGAGCGCATGGCCGAGCGTTTGGTTAGATGGCTGAGCACACCATGACAGAACGCGACTACATCGCTCTGGCCGCGCAATATCAAGCTGATGTGTTGTCAGGTGTTGTGAACGCCTGTAAGTATGTCCGGCAAGCCTGCGAGCGGAATAGACGCGACCTCGACCGGCAGGATACCGACGAATTCCCGTATCGGTTCGATCCTGATGCCGCGCGCAAGATCTGCCGGATGGCCGAGATGCTCCCGCACATCAAGGGCGAGAAGGCCAAGATCATCGGACGGGATGACGAAGGGCGCTCCATCTGGAACCCGATCCAGCTCGAGCCGTGGCAGTGCTGGTACCTGACCACGATGTTCGGCTGGCTGCACCGGGCGTCCGGTCTGCGGCGGTTCCGCGTCTCGATGCTGCTGGTCCCTCGGAAGAATGCCAAGTCCACCATTGCGGCTGTCGTCGTGCTGTATATGCTGACCTCTGATGGGGAGTCTGGGGCAGAGTGCTACTCAGCCGCAACCACCCGGGACCAGGCCAAGGTCGTCGCGGAGATCGCCTGGGAGATGGCCAAGCGCTGCCCGCAGTTCTGCGAATACTTCGGGGTCAAGGTCGGGGCCAAGACCACGCGGACACTGACGGTGCCGGCGATGGCCGGAAAGTTTGCACCGCTGTCGGCTGACGCCCATACGCTGGACGCGCTGAACATCTCGCTGGCCATCGTGGACGAGCTCCACGCGCACAAGACCCGGGCGGTCTGGGATGTCATCGACACGGCCACTGGAGCTCGGGCGCAGCCGTTGCTGCTGATTACCACGACGGCAGGCGTCGAGATTGGCGGGATCTGCCACGAGAAGATGGACTATCTGCACAAGATCCTTGAAGGCGCGGTGCAGGACGAGGCGTTCTTCGGGGTCAACTACACCGTGGACGCCGATGACGACTGGCGCGATCCGAAGGTCCACCGGAAGGCCAACCCGAATTACGGCGTCAGCGTCAGCCCATCCGATCTCGAGCGGAAGGTCTCAGAAGCGCAGCATTCCCAAGCCGCCATCAATAACGTCCTGACGAAGCACCTCAACGTCTGGGTGCGGAGCGAGTCGGCGTGGATGGGCGCGGACCTCTGGCAGACCTGTGCCGTCAAAAGCCTTTCTATTGACGACCTCAAGCAGTATCCCTGCTGGATTGGAGTAGACCTTGCCGAAGTCCGGGACATCGCGGCCATCACGGCCATCTTCAAAACCGGCCCAGAGACGATGGCGATGTTGGGCCGGTTCTACCTGCCGGAAGCCGCCGCCGAGAAGTCTCCGATCGCGCAACTCTCCGGATGGGTGCGGCAGGGCTACATCATCGAAACGGACGGTGACCAGGCGGACTTCGCGCGCATCCAATCAGACATCCTGAGTTGGTGCGACCAGTTCCAAGTCAAGGAAATCGACTTCGACCGAGCGCTCGCCGCGCACATGCAGCAAGATCTAAAGCGGATTCTCGAGCCGCGCATGGGGAAGGATGCCGTCGATAAGTTCGTCGTCACGGTCCCGCAGACGGTCGAGACGATGGATCCGGCCATGAAAATGACCGAGCGGCTGGTGCTGTCGAAAAAGCTCCAACACGACGGCAATCCGGCGATGGCGTGGATGATCTCCAACGTGGTCGTGGAACGCAACTACAAGGATGAAATATATCCTCGGAAGGCTGGCGGCAAGGATAGCTGGAACAAAATCGATGGCGCGGTGGCGTTCTGGACGGCGCTCTCGCGTGCGATGCAGCAACCGGATGCGCCGGAATACCGGGTGATTGTCTTGGGCGGAGCCAAGAACTGATGCCGCCGCGCCGGGCTGAAGCGCCCAGCACGCCGTTCCGCGTCAGGCTCTCACCAGACGAGCGGGCGCTGGCCCAAGAGGCCGCAAGGGCCAATCATCAGACCATGAGCCAGTTCATGCGGGATGCACTCGTGACAGCGGCGTCTGACTGTCTGGAGACTGGGCCGCGCGTGCTCGTGCTCAAGATCGACTCCATCTCCTCTCTGTAGCCATCGTAGGACAACCCAAAGATCTAGCCTCAACATGTCAGGCGTGGACCGTCGCGCCTATTCCATTCTTTCTATTAAGTCTATCGATTCTGATCAGCGCATCCTGACCGGGATTGCGACGACGCCATCCACAGATTCCTACGGCGACATTGTTGAACCGGACGGCGCGGAATACAAGCTGCCGCTCCCGCTCCTATGGCAGCACGATTCCCGCTCGCCTGTCGGTGAAGTCTTCCACGCACGCACGACCTCCGAGGGGATCGAAGTCAAAGCCCGGATCATGAAGTCCGACACGCCGGGCGCAGTCAAGACGCGCCTCGATGATGCGTGGGAGTCTCTAAAGCTCGGTCTCGTCAAGGGTCTGTCCATAGGATTTCGGTCGCTCGAGGAGTCGTTCGACAAAACAACTGGTGGGTATCGCTTCATCCGCTGGGCGTGGCACGAACTGAGCTGCGTCACGATTCCGGCCAATGCCGATTGTTCGATCTCAATGATTCGCGCCGCGTCAGGCGCACCGCCCGTTAGCCCTGCCGGCGTTCCGGCCTCACAGCGCGCACCGGTCAAGCTGCGTGCGGATTCCAACATGAAGAAATCATTATCCGATCAGATTGCGGACTGGGAAAAGACGCGGGCCGCGAAGGCTGCGCGACAGGTGGCGATTCAAGACAAGGCCACCGAAGATGGGCGGGCGAAGGACGACGCCGAGCGGGAAGAATTCGACACCCTCGACGGCGAACTCAAGGGCATCGATGATGAACTCGTTGATCTGCGGAAGCTGGAAGCGCGCGAGAAGGAGACCGCGGTGCAGCCGAGGCCAGAAGGAGGGATTGCCGTCCGGGCGCATGTCACGGTAGACAAGCACCTCCCGCCGGGGATCGCTTTCGCCCGTTACGCGATGTGCATGGGCATGGCGCGCGGCAACACTATGGAAGCCAAGGAACTCGCCCGCCAGAACTACGGCGATGACTCTGGCATGCTCATCAAGATGATCGAGCTCCAGCAGAAGGGCGCCATCGGCGCGGCCAACGCCCAGACCGCTGGGTGGGCGAGTGAGTTGGTTCCGTACAACGTGATGGACGATTTCATTAACTTCCTCCGTCCGCGGACGATCCTCGGGAAGTTCGGGACGACACAGAACGGGACGACCTATCCCAGTCTCAGGCAGGTGCCGTTCAACACGCGCGTCTCCGGGTTCAGTTCGGGCACGTCGGCCGCGTGGGTGGGAGAAGGTTTGCCGGTGCTGCTGAGCAAGGGCGTCAGTATGACGACCTCGCTGACCTGGTCGAAGCTCGGGGCGCTGGCGGTGCTGACCAAGGAAGAGATTCGGTTCAGCAACCCGAACGCGGAAGCTAAGGTCCGAGATGACCTCGTGGCGGCGCTCGTGCAGAAGATGGACATCGACTTCCTCAACCCGGCTCGAGCCGCGGTGGCGAACGTCAATCCAGCCTCGGTCACGTATCAGACGACACCCATCCTGACGACTGGCACATCGGCGGCGGCCTTCCGCACGGACTTCGCCACGTTGATCGGCACGTTTGCGACGGCGCTTCTGACGCCTGAGGACATCGTCATCATTATGTCCACGGTGGACGCGCTCAACATCTCGCTGATGATCACGTCGCTCGGCAATCAGGTCTTCCCAGGGATGACGATGAACGGCGGCTACCTGATGGGATTCCCGGTCATCACCACGACCGCGATGGTCGCCACCGGTTCGCCTTCATCGACCATCATTGTGGCAGTCAAGGCCGGCGAAATCTATCTCGCTGATGACGGCGAAGTCACCGTGGATGCGAGCGACCAGGCGTCGGTCGAAATGGTGGACAGCTCCTCGGTCACCGGCATCGTCGGTACCGGCGCGAGTGTTGTCTCCCTATGGCAAACAAACATGGTCGGCTTGAAGGTAATTCGGGCCGTCAATTGGAAGTTGCGTAGAACCGGCGCGGCTCGCTACATCTACAACGCAGCGTATCGCGCATAGCTCGGTTTCTGATGGGGACGGTGCCGGCCGCGCTCGGCTGGCCCGTCCCTCCGGTCCCTGCGTTAAGGGAGAGATATGGCGTTCGATAATTTCACACCCACCCGGGTGCGCGCACTCGTGGAGTGCCCGCAAGGCCAGCAACCCGGCGACGTCTTCGAGGTCACGTCTGACGTGGCCGATATTCTCCTCAGCGTCAACGCCGTTGAGCGCGTGGCTAACGATACCCCGCTCGGCAAGCCCCACGCCCGCGGCACCTACAAGCGGCGCGATCTGCGCTCGGTGCCCTAATGAAACTCGGGCCATTCGAAATCCGGCGCATTAAAGGCAGCGCGAGTGCGGCATTAGGCGACGGCATCACCCATCTCCCTGCGAGCAACGCTGGCTGGTGGCCGGTGGTCCGTGAGAGCTTCGCTGGAGCCTGGCAGCGGGGTATCACCGTCCCGGTCGAAGATGCGATGGCCCATCCCACCTACTGGGCCTGTGTCACGCTCATTGCCGGAGACATCGCCAAAATCCGCCCGATGCTGGTCGAGCACAGGGACGGGATCGATCTGGAAGTCGAGCGCCAGTCGCCATTCTGGCCGGTGCTCGAGCGGCCGAACCACTATCAGAACCGGATCCAGTTCTTCACCTACTGGATGCTCTCCAAGCTGATGCGTGGCAATACCTATGCGCTGAAGCAGCGCGATAACCGCGGCGTTGTGGTGGCGCTCTATGTGCTTGATCCCTTGCGCGTGCGTCCGCTCGTCTCGACCTCCGGGAACGTCTATTACGCCTGCCAGCAAGATCTGTTGGCGGACATCTCGGAAGCCTCACTAGTGATTCCGGCGCGCGAAATCATCCACGACATTGGCTTTGCACCGTATCACCCGCTCTGTGGCTTCTCGCCGGTCTATGCGTGCGGCCATGCGGCCATGCAGGCGCTCACCATCAACCAGAGTGCCTCCAAGTTGTTCGGTGGAGGGTTTCAGCTCGGCGGGATCCTGATCGCTCCAGGCGAGATCAGCAAAGCCAACGAGGAAAAGCTCGAGCGGTATTGGCAAGAGAATTATAGCGGCGCGGCGAACGCCGGCAAGGTCGCCGTCCTCAGCAACAACATGAAGTTTGAACAGCCGAAGATCATGTCGGCTGTGGATGCTCAGGTCATCGATCAACTCAAATGGAACGACGAAAAGATCTGCGCCGTCCATCACGTCCCGCCCTATAAGGTCGGCGTCGGTCCGTTGCCCAGCTACAACAACGTCGAAGCGCTCAGCCAGAACTATTACGGCGACTGTCTCCAGTATTACTTCGAGTCGCTTGAGCTGTGCCTGACCGAAGGACTGGAACAGCGTGCGGCTGGCTATGAGACCGAGTTCGAGATCGAAGGACTGGACCGCATGGATTCCGTGCAGCGGATGGACGTCGCGACCAAGGGCGTCATTGGCGGCATCTTCAAGCCGAATGAGGCGCGTGCTCGGTTTAATAAGGGCACGGTGCCTGGAGGCGATCAAGTCTATTTACAGAAGCAGAATTGGCCGCTTGAGATGTTAGGGGCGGATAACGTGCTGCCGCAACCTGCGGTCCCGCAGCCCGTGTTGCCACCAGACCAACCAGCGAAAGCGATCGATCGCACTGAACTACTCGCGCTCGCGCTGAAACGTCTGGAGATCGCTGCATGACCGATACCGAAACGATCGCGGATGTCATGGCCGCGGTCGTCAATGCGGCCACAAGACCGCTGATTGCGAAATACGGAGCGCTTGAAGAGCGATACGCGGCACTCGAGAGGCAGATACAAGTCTTGGAGGCTCGTGCTCCGATACCAGGGCCACAGGGACCGCCAGGACACGACGGCAAGCGCGGCGAACGTGGTGAGAACGGGATCGGCCTGACTGGAGAGCCAGGACGCGACGGCCTGAATGGTAAGGATGCGGAGCCGGTAGACGTGGACGCGATGGTCGCTCGCATTACCGCGCTCATTCCGACGCCGAAGGATGGTCCAGTGGGGCCACCGGGGCGTGACGGATTAAACGGGAAGGATGCGGCGCCTGTTGATGTGGATGATGTGGCGCTCAGAGCGGCTGAACTCATCCCGAAACCGAAAGATGGAGTCGGCGTAGCCGGCGCGGTGATCGATAAAGATGGCCTGCTTGTCCTGACGCTCTCCGATGGCACGCTGCATCGACTTGGCATCGTTGTTGGTGAAAAGGGCGAACGCGGCGAGCGCGGAGAGAAGGGCATCGACGGCACGGATGGCCGTGACGGCACACTGGACACCCTCCGCGTCGAGCAGATGGACGAGCGCCGCTGGCGGTTCGTCCGATCGGATGGGACGCCCATGCCTGGCGATCCAATCTATGTGCCGATGATGGTCTACCGGGGCGTCTTCGTCGAAGGCACAGCCTATGACAAGGGGGACGCCGTGACCTTTGGCGGGTCGCTCTGGATCGCGCGTGAGACGACGAAGAATAAGCCCGGTGACGGGTCCACGGCGTGGCAGCTCGCCGCTAAGGAAGGCCGGAGAGGACTGCAGGGGGTTCCAGGCAAGGACGGGGAACGGGGTCCAGTGGGGCCGCGTGGGGATGCTGGGAGGAGCTATTCGTGAGCGCGCGGGACACCTTCGTGCTGATTGGCGGCGGGCCAAGTCTGACGCTCGAGGATGTGGAATTCGTCCGAGGGAAGGCGCGCGTTATAGCCATCAATGACGCTTACCTCTTGGCGCCGTGGGCCGATGTGCTCTATGCCGCTGACCGTTCGTGGATTGATCGTCACTATGGCGTCCCGTGTTTCAAGGGGCGCAAATACTCGATCGATTCGAAGGATCCAACGCCACGGCAGGACTGGACCGTGCTGAGGAATACCGGGCCTCTCGGGCTGGAGATGGATCCCAGCGGGTTGCGAGCCGGGTTCAATTCAGGCTACCAGGCGATCAACTTGGCGGTGCATCTCGGCGCACGACAGATCATCCTGCTCGGCTACGACATGAGTCCAGATGGGGTGCGTGAGCATTGGTTCAAGGATCCACCAGATCGGCAGCCATCGCCCTATGCCGAGATGCGGGCGGCATTTGATTCATTGGTTGAGCCGTTGACTCAGCTCGGAATCTCAGTGGTGAATTGCTCGAGGCGCACAGCCTTGACGGCCTTTCCGTGTGCCTCGTTGACGGATGCGCTGATGGAGCGTGCCGCGTGAAGGTCTTTGGCGTTGATTACGCTTTTTTGTCGTGCGGCTCGGTCTTCACAGATGGCCTCGTCCATGCCGCCGCGGACCTCGGCATCGACTATGCCCACGCGCTCTGGGATGCGCCGGACCTCTACAGCCAGATCGATGCGTTCGAACCGGACATGCTCTTTGTGGTCCACGGTCGGAGGTTCGCACAGCGATTGCCGGCGTATTTTGAACATTTCGACAAGCCGTCGGCTCTGTGGTTGCTCGATGAACCGTATGAAGTGGACGAGACAAGCCGCTGGTCGTCACAGCTCGACCATGTCTTCATCAACGATCCTGCCACCCTCGATCGTCACCAGAATGCCTCGTATCTACCAGTCTGCTACGACCCGCACATTCACCATCCCGGCGACGGAATCCGTCCGCACGCGGTGGGATTCATCGGCGGCGGCAATCGCATGCGCGACCGCTATCTGGGCGCATTGGCGCGAGCGGGACTGCTCACCTACGTCGTCGGGGGGCCGTGGTCCGACCCAGATGTGAATGCCCGAAGTCTCGCAGGCAACATTGGCCCGCGTCAGACGGCCTCGCTCTATCAGGGCACGCGGATCGTCCTCAACGTCTTCCGTGAGGAGCATCACTTCAACGCCAGTGGTATTCCGGCAACGTCCCTCAATCCGCGCATCTATGAAGCGCTCGCCTGCGGGGCGCTGGTGGTCAGCGAATGGCGGCAGGAACTCGACACGCTCGTCCCAGAGTTGCCGACATTTAAGACAGAAGCTGATTGTCTTGATGTGGTGATGGATCTACTCATTCATCCTGACGAGGCAGAGCCTATTCGTCGGACATGCGCGGCGCGTCTTCAGTCGCACACCTATGCGGCTCGGTTGCAGACCGTGCTCACCACAATGGGACTGACGGTGCCGGCATGACGCCACGGGTGAGTATTGTCAGCACCGTTTTTGACCGTGTTCACTGCTTGCGTCGGTGCCTCCGCTCAGTGCAGCACCTCTGGTATCGGGACTTTGAGCAGATCGTCGTGTCCGATGCGCCAGAGCCTGCCATCGCGAAAGAGATTGCGGCCATGTGTGCTGAATATGGCGTCAGGCATATCAATCTGCCGCAGCGGACGCAGGACTGGGGACGCACACCAGCCCTCGCCGGACTGCAGGCCGCTCGGGGGGAATTCGTCTGCTTTCTCAGCGACGATAACGCCTACCTGCCGAACCATTTCGGCCCACTAATCGAGGCGTTCGACGCGACACCGGGACTCGGGTTTGTCTACAGCTCATGCTTGTATGACGGCCGCAAGGAACTTCGGCTCAGTCCACCGCTCGGCGCCAACATCGACCTCGGGCAACCGCTCTTCCGTCGGACCATGCTGGCCGATCACATCGCGGACTTGCTCCCGCCCTTTGTGATGGCCTGGGATTGGGAAATGATCGCGGCCTTCATACGGCAGGGCGCGACCTGGCAACACGTGGACGTCACGACGTTTGTTTTTCGGCTCGAGGCGTATCCGACGCTCGTTGAGGCGCTCGCATGACCGTCAGGACTGAGGATTCCTTCATCAGTTGCGCCGATGCGCCAGCGGTGACTGTCGAGTATGCCAAGGCGCACATTCAGTCGCTGAGTGATTCGGAAGACTTCCTCATCGAGACGTTCATCGAGGCGGCGACTTCCTATTTCGAGGAACAGACGGGGCGGCAAGTGCGAACCACGACGCGCGAACTCTGGCTTGACGCCTTCCCATTTATTGGCTCGTCCGGTGGGGATGCCCGCATCGAACTCCCACATCCACCGCTGGTCTCGGTCGTCAGCGTGAAATACATCGACACGAGTGGGGTGCTGCAATCGTTCGTCGGCGGGTCGCCGTCTGCGAATCTCTACCGCATCAGCGCGCCGGCTGGCCAGTTTGCCGCACGGGGATTCGTGGAGCCTATCTACGGCGGTGTCTGGCCCACGGCTCGCGCGGAATCCGGCGCGGTGCGGATTCAATACACCTGCGGGTATGGGTCCGCGGCGGTGCCGGCCTTGGTGACGGGTATTCTCTGTTACCTCGTGGGGCATTTCGACCAGTTCCGCTCGGCCGTCGTGGAAGCGAGTAATGGCCAACTCACGACACTCCCCTATGGGGTGCAGGCCATGATGGACGGCTTCAAGTATTCAGCCCTGCCATCGCAACGGCTCATGACGGGCCTGGAGAGCACGTTCTAATGGCGTGGCGCGCGGGATCGCGGAATCGTCTGGTGACGCTCTGGAAGGGGCCAGAGGAGACCAATGACGCGGACGGCTACGAGGAGGCGCTCGACCCTTCGACGTGGTGGGCCACGATCGAACCGCTCAGCCCGATTGCCTCTGACGAGACGCGGATGCAGGCGTCGAGAGTGACGATGCGCTACCACCCGCAGGTGACGCTGGATTGCTTCATCAAGATCGGGACGCGGAAATTGCTTGTGCGGGGTGTCCAGAATATTGACGATGCGAATCGGGAACTCGTGCTCTTTTGCACGGAGGCGATGCCGTAATGGGCGCCTCCCTGAAATTCGACGGGATGGCCGAACTCCGGGCGGCACTGCATCGGATGCCAGAGGAGCTGGCCAACGAAGCCCGCGACATTATCGGCGAAATTGCCTACAGCGCGGCGGGTGACATTCGGAGCGCGTATCCCAGCCGCACCGGGAACTTGATTCGCGGGGTTGTGGTGACGCGGGTTGAGAAAGGCAAGCTGACCGCTGGCGCGGTGGTGAAGAGTGGGGCGCCGCACGCCCATCTCTTTGAATATGGCACCTCAACACGTCACAACCGCAAAGGGGCGAATCGCGGGGCGATGCCGAAACCGCCAGAACAGCAGCGGATGATTCCCATTATCCAGCGCGCACGACGCCGCATGTATGCCTTGCTGGCGGACATGCTGCGGCGCCACGGATTTCTCGTGGAGGCGGCATGAAGCGTCACTATACGCCCGAACAACTGGAATCGAATCGGCTCTGGCAGCGTGGGCGTGAGGCTCGACGTCACGCCAACGGCCTCTGCATCAACTGTGATGGCCAGTCGCCGCGGTTTCTGCGCTGTCTCGCCTGCCGTCTCAGGATTCGCGCTCGCCGGATGGGAACGCTGAAGAAGGCCGCATGATTAGCATCCTCCTTCCGTCTGTCCGTCCGGAGAAGTTGCCGTGGGCGATGGCGTCGATTCCTGCCGCGGCCTCGACGGTGCCCTATGAAGTGGTCGTCGTCGCGGACTTCGGGCCGGACGAGTATCCGCATACCCACTGGATCCGGCGAGAGCGCAAAGGCGTCATCGACGCGATCGATACGGCGTGCCAGGCATCCAGTGGCGAATACCTCTTTGTGTTCAACGACGAATCACGGCTCGATCCGAACGCGCTGCAATCGCTCTATTTTGCCGCCCTGTTCGATCCGTGGCGGGTGCTGACGCCGTATCACATGCCGCCCTATAGCTTCCACTATTACGGGTTGCCGTTCGCGGCGTTCCCATTCGTGCGGCGTGACCTGATGGAGCAGCTCGGCGGATTGTTCGATCCGGTCTACCAGGGCTTCTATGCTGACCCGGATTTCTCCATGCGGGCGCATGCCCAGCGGATTCCGGTGGAGGTCTTGCACTCGGCGGTGATTCGTCACGATAACCGCCACGACGAGGCGCACCAGTGGAGTGTCAACGCCTTTCTGGAGCATGACCGGGCCATCTTCCGCTCACGTTGGGATCACTTGGGGGAGTTTCGCGACCCATGATGATGACCCTCACGGGCAGCGGAACGGCACTCCTTAAAGCCTTGCGGCGCGATGGCATTGTGTCCGTGCCGGGACTCTCGACGGACCATGTCGATGCCATCTGGGAGGATGTGCGCGAATGCCCACGGTATGCGGGGCATGTCAAGCGGGAGGGACAGCCTCCGGACGGACGTCCCATCACGTGCTGGGACATGCACGATCTCATGCTGGCGCCGTATTTCTGGGAATGGGCCGTCTCCTTCACGCCGCTGGCAGCGCAGTATCTGTGCATCGCGCCGTTGCTCTATTCCATGAACCTCTTTGAGAGCACGCCGTCCGATTGGGATCCGCATCCTGGGATCGAAGCGTTCCATCGGGACTACGACGATACGCGGTTTCTGGCGCTGTTCCTCTACCTGACGGATGTCTATCCAGGCGACGGGTCGCACGTCTATCAGTGCGGCACCGCTGACGGCGGGCCGATGACGCGCACCGAAGAAGTGTGTGGGCCCAGAGGGACCGCCTTCATCGCCGACACGCGCGGATTCCATCGCGGCCTCCGTCCCACGAGCGGGCCGCGACGGATGGCGTGGGCCCGCTGGGGCGTGACGGATCCGCCGGCTTCGTATCTGCGCGACCGGCTCCAGCCACTGCCACGGGCGCGTCTCGGGTATCGGTATCCGACCGATCCGGAGCTCCAGCGGCTCGTGCGACTGGTGGTCGCGTGATGCTCGTCAGCGTGCTCCTCCCAACGATCAGGCCGGACCTGTTCCGCATACGGATGCGCGAGTATGAGCGACTGGACTTCCCTGGGCCGTGCGAGATCGTCGCGGTCGTTGATCAGCCCGAACAGTTCTACGTTTCGTCCACGAATCCATTCCTGACGGTGGAAGTGCTCTATCAGCCGCGTATCGGGAATGTGCCCGCGACGAATCTCGCGTTCGCGATGGCCCAAGGCCGTTACGTGCTGGCCACGAATGACGAGGTGGAATTCGACGCACAGATGCTGACGGAGATGGTCAAAGCCGGCGAGGCGGCTGGTGAGGATGCGCTGCTGTCCTGCACACAGACGCCCTACTGCAGCAATGACTACTACGGCGTGTTCTTCGCGAACTGTCCCTTTGGGCGGCGCAGTTTCTTTCAGCGGCTGAATGGCGGCGAATATCTATTCGACCCTATTTACCACTGCTTCTACGCCGACCCTGACCTATCGCTGCGGGCGCACGCTGAAGGTATCGAAGTCACGAAGGTAGCGACCGCCAAATGCACGCATCATTGTGTGCCACAGGCGGACGGCCACGCGCAGAACCACAGCGCTTACTATCAGATAG